GGCCCTTCGGCTCCATTGACCATTTCAATTGGAGGTGTTTCTGTTAATCCAACTGGGCCTTCTACTGGTGCTTCAAACTTGCCAGTCTCAAAATCATAAACCCAGCCAATGCCAGCAGGGTTTTCAGGTGTGTATTCAATCAAAGTGCAGTGTAATGCTGCCTCTGTTGCTTCCTTGTCATCTACCACAATTACATTTGAAACTGTATTGCCACTCATCATTGCGTATGTTGCCATTTATTTTCCCCTTAGTAGTAAAGATAAAGTACGCCATTGCCACCAGCACCTGATGTGCCTGAGTTGTTGGCGGCTCCGCCTCCGCCTCCGCCATCTCCGCCAGTTCCACCTGTGTTGCCTGATGCGTTACCGCCAACGGCAATAAAACCACCACCGCCACCACCTGCTCCACCTGTGTTGGCTGCAGTTGATGCGCTACCAGTTCCGCCTGCGAACAAATCGCCAGTGCCACCAGCACCACCAGTTGCAGTTCCAGTTGGTAGAGCGTTACCAAGAAAAGCACCGCCACCACCACCGCCGATTAAACCAGCACCACCTGCACCACCAGTTGAAAAACTTATTGCACCTGTTGACTGTGAACCACCACCACCACCACCTGATACCCCTGCGGCACCTGCTCCGCCATTGGCAGTGCCACCTGTACCTCCACTACCACCACCGCCACCATATCCAATGGTTGCAGCCGCCGCGGCCGAAGTTGCAGCAGCAGCCGAAGGCGCACCTGTATAACTAACCCCACTTGCTGTTCCAGTTCTTGATGTAGTGCCATCAACACTTCCACCACCGCCTGCGCCACCCATAGTTCCAGCAGCAGGTGCAGTAGATGTTCCTCTACCAGCAGCACCGCCGCCTGCTAAAACCATTCCATAAACTGTTGCGCCACCAGCGTTGCCATTTGCAACAGATACTCCCGCACCGCCTGCACCTACGGTGCAAGTATTGGCAGCATAAGTCCAACCTGCAGAAAATGCCCCTGCACCACCACCGCCACCTGCTATTGCAGATGAACCACCACTACCGCCACCGCCAATGCAAACTGCATAAACTCGTTGAATTCCAGCAGGGATTGTTACAGAACCGCTTGATGTGATTGTTTGTTGCAGCTTTAAGCCATAGGGGGTATCACTAAATGATGGATTGCTGTAAATAGATACGCTCATAGTAGTTCCATTCTAATAGTAAATGTAAAGAATTCCTGCGCCGCCAACACCATTACTACCACCCCCACCACCACCACCAAGTCCACCTGCGCCACCAGTCGTTCCTGAAGCATTTGCTCCATTGCCTGCAATTCCTGCGCCACCGCCAGCAGCACCGTTTGTATTAGTTCCAGTAGAACCTGTTCCACCTGTGTAAACAGTTCCATCTATACCTAAACCGTTGCCACCATTGCCGCCTGTACGAGTACCTGTTGTGGTCGTAACGTAACCACCACCACCGCCTATTAAACCGTTTCCACCATTGCCACCAATTTGAGTTGATGAACCAGCACCTGATGCTCCGCCACCGCCGCCTCCAGAAATACCATTACCGCCGTTACCGCCAGTGCCACCTGCTGTAGTATTTGAAACTCCACCACCAGCGCCACCGCCTGAACCACTAACAACAGTTGCAGTGCCACCAGTACCTGGAGGCGTACCCCAATAATTGGTGATGCCAGCAGCGCCATTACCTGTATTCCCTCCACCACCACCTGCACCTACGGAGGCTCCAGCGCTACCATCTCCTACTCCACCACCACCTGCAATGATGTGACCATAACGAGAGTAACCACCGCTACTACTTGAACCACCAGCGCCAATAATGCAAGTTGAATTTGCTAAAGTCCAACCCCAACTAACTCCGCCACCACCGCCGCCGCCACGGTTTCCATTTGAACCGCCACCACCAGTCATAATGACATAAACCCAAGTAATTCCAGCAGGAATGGTTACTGAACCTGATGATGTAATTGTTTGGCGAAGCTGCAATCCATTAGGTGCAATGAATGATGTGTTAGCAAAAGGTGTGACTGATCCACTTTGCATACCTGTTGAAACAGGATTGCTTGCCTGCCCTTTGCGTACTGGATTGCTCAATGTTTGCTCCTAATAAAAAATGTAAAGAATTCCTGCGCCGCCTGTGCCAGTTCCACCAGCTCCACCTCCTCCTAAGCCACCTGTTCCGCCGCTGTTACCGCCACCGCCGTTTCCGCCATTACCAGCAATCCCAGCTCCACCGCCACCTGCGCCGTTTGTACCTGTACCAGTCGCACCTGCACCACCAGTTGTTACTGCGCCAGTTAAAATGTTTATTCCATTTCCGCCGTTTCCGCCAGTTCGTGTACCAGTAGTTGTGCCCTGAGCACGACCCCCACCACCACCAGTAAGGCCAGAACCACCAAGTCCTCCTAAAGAGGTACCAGTGGACATGTTTCCACCGCCTCCTGACCCACCTGATATGCCATTTCCACCATCACCTCCTTGGAACCCTGCGTTTGCGTTAGAGCCGTTACCAGCGTTTGCTCCAATACCGCCATTAGCAGTAAAGCTTGAGTCTCCGTAAGAAATACCTGCTGGTTGTCCATAGTAATTAGCAGGTCTTGTTTGACCCCCTCTAGTTCCAGCACCAGTAGCAATTAAATGCCCGTACCTAGTGTATCCACCCGCATTTCCATCTGTACCACCTGCACCAACAATGCAAGTATTTTGAGCAAGTGTCCAACCCCAAGTTACTTCTCCGCCATTACCAGAATACCCAAAAAAACTACCACCACCGCCGCTTGTCATGATTGCATATACCCAAGTAATTCCAGAAGGAATTGTGACTGAGCCACTAGATGTAATTGTTTGGCGTAATGTCAATCCATACGGGTTCAAAAAAGATGTGTTAGCAAAAGGTGTTTCATCATCACCGCGAACGCTTCCCGATACTGGACCCGCAGACTGACCTCTACGGTTTGGATTTGCCACTAGGAAATCCTGTTCACATAACCTGAAATTGTGATAACTGATGCAGTTGCGGCAAAAGCTGCAACAGTATTTGCTGCAGCACCAGTGCCTGTAAGCGGCAGTCCAGCAACGATCAAAACATCACCTGATTGTGGTGCAAGGGTAATCGGTTTTGCGTGTTGAACTGCGCCAGTGCCACCAAACTGCACCGTCAATAGAACAGGTGAAGATGAAGTGTTATTTGCATACAACCACACCTCATCAAGTGTTGTTGATGATGTACCTGTTGCGTGGATAGTTGTACCAGTAGATGCCGTTGCAACAACTGTTATCGGCTGGCCTTGTGTTGAGCCGCTAAGAAGTACCTTTGTGAAAGTTGCCATTGTCTTATCCTATCCGAATACTTGGTTGGCTAAAATGTTTTGGTCATCATCCGTTGGACCGCCACCGCCACCGCCTGATGAGTTGATTGTGACATCACCTAATCCGCTGGTTGGGCTGATTGTAATGTTAGTTCCTGCAACAATGGATGTGACACCATTTGACCCTGCAGGTCCAGTAGCACCTGTTGCTCCAACAGGTCCAGTAGCACCTGTTGCTCCAACTGCACCATTTGAACCTGAAGGTCCAGTAGCACCTGTAGCTCCAACTGCACCATTTGAACCTGAAGGTCCAGTAGCACCTGTAGCTCCAACTGCACCATTTGAACCTGAAGGTCCAGTAGCACCTGTTGCTCCAACTGCACCATTTGAACCTGAAGGTCCAGTAGCACCTGTAGCTCCTATCGGTCCAGTTGCTCCAGTATCACCAGTAGCCCCAACAGGGCCAGTGGCACCAGTAACGCCAGTAGGTCCAACATCTCCAGTTACTCCTTGCGGTCCAGTAGCACCAATAGGTCCAGTTGCCCCAACTGCACCTTGAATTCCTTGAATACCTTGCGGGCCAGTGGCACCTGTCGCACCTGCAGGTCCAGTAGCACCTGCAGAACCCGTGGCACCAACTGAGCCAGTGGCACCAACAGGTCCAGTTGCACCGATTGGTCCAGTTGGGCCTGTAGCACCAGTTGAACCAATTGGACCAGTGGCACCTGTAGCGCCAATTGGACCAGTTGGGCCAACAATTCCAGCGCTAAAAATTACAAATATCACCTCTTGATTGTTGGAAAAGTTAGTAGTTCCTGTTCCACCTGATGTTGTAAATGTTACTGGAATTTCAACATAGTTTGTTTGCAGTGTTGGTGTAGCAGATACTGTCCACTTTTGGTAGTTGTTAGAATTATTGTTATCTTGAATGACTAAAGCATCGTTTTGCTTAATCAAAGCCAAGAAGATGTCAATATCAAAACCATCAAGGTCAATGTGATTTACATTGATTTGAGTTGCAGATATTTGTGTTGCATTGTTGTAAATAAGATGTGTGTTTCCAGGGTCACCTGATGTAATTGTGGTTTTGACCTTGTAATCATAAAAGTTGGCACCGCCACCATCGGCACCCGTTGCACCTGTTGCACCAGTTGCACCAACTGGGCCAGTGGCACCTGTCGCACCAATTGGCCCTGTCGCACCCGTTGGACCGACTGCGCCTGTTGGACCGACTGCGCCTGTTGCCCCTGTTGTACCGACTGGACCTGTTGCGCCAACATCGCCTTGAATACCTGTAGCACCCGTTGCACCAACTGCGCCTTGAATTCCCTGAATTCCTTGAATTCCTTGTGGACCTGTTGCACCTGTTGCACCAACTGCACCTGATACACCTGTTGCACCAGCAGCTCCAGTTGCACCGACTGGACCTGTTGCGCCTGTTACACCTACGGCACCACTTGCACCCACGGCACCAGTTGCACCAATAGGTCCAGTAACACCTGTTGCACCAGTTACACCTACGGCACCAGTTGCACCAATAGGTCCAGTAGCACCTGTTGCACCTACTAAGCCTTGAATTCCTTGTGGCCCTGTCGGACCTGTTGCACCTATTGCACCTGTTGCGCCCGTTGCACCTGTTGCACCTATTGCACCTGTTGCGCCCGTTGCACCTGTTGCACCTGTTGCACCTGTCGGACCAGTAACGCCAGGAATCCCCTGCGGTCCTTGTTGATTGGAAACAACAATTTCTGCAGGGGTTGCATTGACGGTTGAAACCGTTACGGCATTGGGCGTTTGTGCGGTGACTGTCGTTGTTGTCGTTGGAACATAAACAATAGAAGTCATTGTTATCGTGTCACTTCGGCTGAAACTACAAGTTCTCCCTGAACAAGTCGGGTCACAGTGCCACTGCCTGCAACCATTTCAAGATCATAAATATAGGTTCCAGCAGGCAATAAAGTAGTTTGTGCTGCACTTTGATCTAAGGTGATTGTTCCTGCTACGCCACCAAGAGTGATACCACCGCCGCCAGTAGTCATTGAAAGCACTGTTTCTGTATCTTCAACATCAACGCGAGCCTGTAGGCGTGCAGTGTAATTTGTAAGGTTAACTGCGGTGCCGTTAACTTGCCAAGTTAAAACAAGGTTATATGTTGCCCCTTGCTCAATGCTTAAATCAAGTGTGCCTGCTGCCATTTATTTACTCCAAAATTAGGGGTGGATTACTTTGAACCTCTGCCAAAATCTACGGCTGAAGCATCTAGCCACTTGAGAACTGGACCAGCAGCGCCAGCAAGGGCAGCCATTCCAAGAGTCTTTAGATCAGTCTCGCCTGCAAGATACAGGGCAATTGCTGCCGCTGCTGCTGCGCGAAACCAAGAAAGTGTAATTTGCTTAAATTGTTCCATTTGATTGCTCCCTTATTTCTTGCCGTGTAATTTGCAACAAGTGCAAACTTCGGCTTTGTCGGCTTTTTTAGCAGGAATCGGTACGATTTTAGCACCAATTTGTGTAATTATTTTTGGCTGATTAAGCCACCAAAACCACGGTGAGGTGTCAGTTGAGAATTCTTCTTTGATAGAAATATGAAGGTGCTTGGTGTGCTTGTTGGAACCTGTGTATTTGCGGTTGCCTTCTTTAGCTCTTGCCTTTGACCAAATCTTGCCGTTAAAAATTAAATACTCAACGCGCTGATCTTCTTTTACCTTTTCAAAGATTTCAACGCAATCAATGCCACCTTTAGGGTCGTGGGTCAAGTCCACGGCTAGGCCAGTATTGTGATCTGACTTAGGATTTTGAACCTGGTGGGCAGCAGATGGCAATAGGCCATCAGATAACTTCTTGCGCAATGGCTTCAGGGCAGTGGCTTGGCGTAGCACTGCCATTGCCGCTGGTGATGCCTTCTTTGTTAACTTCACTTTGACTTCACCAACTCTAGGATTAACTCCATTTGGGCTTCAAGGCGATTAACTGAATCTTTTAGACTGCTGCCACCATTGGGCTTGAGTTCGGCTAAGTAATGTTTTACAAGCCATCGAACTGCCCCTGCAAATCCTGAAATGATTGCGATGATAGATACGATCAAGCCTGCCCAGTTTGATGGTGTCATTTGCGCGGTTCTCCCGTTATGAGTTAGTTGTTAGATTTGTTCAGGTGTTGGTGCAATGAACTTTGTTCCGTCGTAAGTCCAGCCAATGCCAGCAGGATTTTCCTGCGTGTATTCTACGCAAGTAAAACCCACAATTTGTTCTGCAACTTCTAGTGAATCAGCAACAATGATGTTTTCAACAATGCCTTTGTTTATAACTGCATAAGTAGCCATTTTGTTACCTTTCTTTTAGTAGTAAATAAGAACTGCACCAGCGCCACCAGTGCCACCAGTTGTTGCTGCTGGGTTTCCGTTTCCAGAACCACCACCACCGCCACCGCCTGAACCGCCTGTAATACCTGAACCAGCGCCAACAAGCCCACCACCACCGCCACCAAATCCTGGATTTGCGGCAGTTCCTGTACCACCTGCTCCGCCATGACCTGCTCCGCCAGCAGTTGCTGTTGTACTGTTGTATGCCGCGCCACCGCCACAAAAACCACTTCCACCGCTTGAACCAATTGCGCCACCGCCAGAAGTCCAAGCCGCACCACCACCGCCACCTGATGCTCCGCTAGAACCTAAAGTTTGGTTAGCGCTTGCGGCAGAACCAATAGTTGGGCCACCTGCTGCACCAGCAGCGCTTTGTCCTATTGTTGCAGTTCCTGCAACCCAACCAAAACAATTTGATGAACCTGCTGTGGCGGCATAAGATGAACCAGTATGGAAAGTACCGCCACCACCTGCTGCGCCACCTAAATTGCCCGTGACGCCAAATGCTCCAGCACCACCACCGCCACCACCGCCACCGCCTGCAACTAGACCGCCAAAATAAGTTACTCCGCCAGTGCTGCCAGTTCCAGTGCTGCCAGTTCCACCTGCTCCAATAATACAAGTGTTTGTAGCGGCAACTTTTACCCAGCCGTAAGCAATACCGCCACCGCCACCACCGCCACCGCCTTGACCGCTACCAGTAGAACCGCCGCCAGCACCTCCACCACCGACAACTACAACATAAGCCTGTGTAATTCCAGCAGGAATGTTTACGGTTGAAGTAGTGGTAATTGTTTGCTGCAAAGTTAAATTTTGTTGTCCAGCCGCACTAGGGGCAGGTACTTGTGATGAACCCATTATGCGATCTCCATTCCTGAGATGTGGAAATTGACGGCAGTATTTGAAGCGCCACCTTTGATAGTCTTGGTTGTAGCCAATACTTGCTTGCAGTCAATGTAAATCGTTGAGTTGGCCGCAATAGTTGTTGCGGTATGGATAGCCACATCATCAAGGCTTATTGTGAAGGTGTAACCTGTTGCAGATGTATTGGTCACCACGATGTTAGTCACAATCGTAGTAGTGCTGGCTGGCACCGTGTAAAGAAGTGTTGTTGTGGTTGTAGTAGCAGCTCCACGAAAGAGTGCCTTTGCCGTATTTGCCATTTAGTATGCTCCCATTGTTTGTGCAATAAAATTGTCTTGAACTGTTGAATCTGCAGATGAACCAAGAGTGCGAATTGCGCTGGCACCATTTTTTACAAGTGCCGTGTCATCAGGCGTTGGCCAGTTATAGTTTGTGGTTGTTGCCATTTTTGCTCCTAGTCATAAGTTTCCCAAGTAAGGGTAGCTCCTACCGCGTTCCATTGCAGGGTTGCCAATGTATCTACCCAACGGGATGGACGGTAAGAATAAGTTTTGTCTGAACTGCGAATTGTAATCTTAGCCATTACTGAATCAAATGAAATGTTCCAGCCTTCAACAAAGCCTTCATAGGCAGTATCGGTGATAGATACTGGCAAACCTGTAATTGAGATTGGCAGACCAAAATACACATTGAGCATTTCGTTCAAAGTTGTAGCATCAAGGCTGGGATTGTCTAGGCGCACATCAAAAGCTGAAATTGATGTTTTTGGGTATGAGCGCATACCAAGATAAACGCCAGCAAGGGTAGTTGCATCTGCCAAAGTTGCAATCTCGGTTGCATAGGTGCCACCAATGGTGCCATAAGTTGCAATTGATGAGGTGTTGCTTTGACCTGCATAAAATGAACTATTGTAGCCAATGTTGATTAGGTTAATCACATCAGAAAGATTGCGTTGGCTTTGGATGTTGTTCACGCTGATGTAGGCAGGGTCAATGGCAAAATAGCCGTTTAGATCAACATCTTTATTTCTGCGCTGTTCATTGGCATAACCGATTGTGTTTACTGTTGTTTCATACACCGCGCCAGTTGCCATTGCCGCGTATTGGTTCACAAGGGTTAAAGCATCGTTTGGGTTGACTGGTCGTTCCATAAGGGTATAAATGCCCTCATCAACCACATCAAGGTTGGCATTTGATTCAATCAAAATACGCTCAATGCGTTGACCTTCATTTTCAGATGGATAAACAGATGTTCCAACTGGCGAACGAGAAAGACTTGCAAAAGGACCTACTGAGGTTACTGTCACAGTGGCAACATCTGTTGAGGCAGTTGCAACCCGCATTGAACCTGCAACTTGGCTAACAGTGCCTGTGAAAATAGTAATGTCTGCGGTGTTAGTTGCGTTTTGAATCCTGATAACTACAGGGTCATTGATGTCAATGGGAAAACCTGTGTTGTCAACATCAATAAGTCTGACAGTTGCAACAGATGCTCTTTGTTGATCCCATACATTGTTTCGGCCAAAATCAACGCTGAGTGCGCCGATGGCATCGTTTGTGTAGGCAACACCATCAATGGTTACGGATGCAACAATGTTCCAGGTCATAGCAGGGTCACGGCTCGACTGACACCAATGCCCTGAAAGCCGCCTCTAATGTTTGTGCTGCTATTGATTGCATCAACGACTGCATCGCCAGCCTTTGTTGGGTCAACGGTTGTGATGTAATTGTTAATAACAGTGCCATTACCCATTTGTGCTGCGCCTTGCGCTGCATAACGGGAACCCGAAAGTGCTGCGCTAAGTGATGCTCCACCTGCAAGCCCTGATTCCAAAGATGTTTGTGCAATTGGGTTAGTAAGTTTGATTGAAGCAAGCATTTTTTCTTGCGCTGCTAATTGCGCTGCCGCTTGCGCTGCATAACGCATCCCTGAAATTTCCCCTGGTGTTAAGGTCGTTGGAACACTAGATGGCATTGTTGATAAAATTTTATCTGCCTCTGCTGGTGTCAATGCTTCAATGGCTGCTTTTCCACTAATGCTGGCTGCATCTGGTGGAAGCGTGGTTGTTGAACCCTTTTTGAGTGCATCAAAGTATTCGTTGAGTTTTTTAAGGGCAGCATCCCAACCACTTGCTGCAGACAAACCTGGTGCATCAAGCCCTGCAAAATCAGTCTGTGAAATTCCAGTAACTTTGCTGATGTAGGCAACAACTGCCTCGCGTGGGATTCCCCAGGCTTTTGCAAGTGCATCAATTTCCTCGGTTGTAATCTTGCCGTCTTTGATAACTTTGAGAATGTCTGCATAACGCTGAGCATTTTCATTGGCCTTCATTTGCTTTTCAATAAAGGCAAGGTATGAGGCATCCACTGCCTGAATCGCAAGATTTTGTTGTTTAATTAAATTCAGGCGTGCAGCTTCAAGTTGGATTGGGTCAGTCTCTGCAGTTGCCTTAACGCCAAATTCTTCTTGCAATTGCTTTTGAACTTTAAGTGAAAGTAACTGTTCAGCGGTAAGTTTTTTAACGGCGCCAGCGTTATCAAATGTAAATTTTGTGTTTGTATTAACAACTTTATTTAACCCTGTCATTTGCTTGCCAGTGGTCATTGAGATGTTGCCCATACCCTTGAAGGATTTTGTGGCTTTATTTGCATTTTTAGAAGAAGCGGCTAAAGAAACACCAATAGCACCAGCAGTAACTGCAAATGCTCCAAGGGCTGCTGCGGCGGCGCCTGCTGAAAATCCACCAGTCAATAACGCGGTAGCAACACCCGCTGAAGCTGCAGTAGCGGCAAATGTTCTAAGTGTTGGAATAAGCAACGCAATGGCTTTTGCAAATGCATAAACTTTTGAAGCAACAAAGATGCTTGCAATCAGTGTTCCAAAGATTTTTATTGTGGTCATATTGCGTGAAATGAAATCTACAAAACCAAAAACGGCTTTGCCCAAGGCAATTGCGTTTTCAGCAGCAGTTTTTAATCCACTTGCCAATTGATCTTTGTTTAAGTCAACCCAAGATTGAATTACTGGCAAAACATCTGTAATGATGTAATTGGCAAATTCTTTAATAATTGGAAGAAGTGCATAACCAACTTGATCTGCAATTTGGTTAAAAGCCAATTGAAGTTTCATCAAGCCAAACTCTAAAGTTTCGGCACGCTTTTCTGCCTGACCTTCAAATGTTGCGCTTAGTGCTGCCAAAATTGCGTTTAAGTCTTTTGCTTTTACGGCGTTTGCATCGAGTGGAACACCCAAGCGAGTTAGAGCGCCAACATTACCCCCAACGGCCTTTGCAAGAGCTAGTGAAACGGCTCCCAAATCCTTTGTTGTGCCTGCCGAAATATCTAGGGCAAGGTTTTGCAATTGTTGCGCTGAAGTCACATCTTTAGTTGCCTGTGTAAGAATTTGCAGGGAAGGAATCAACTGGTTATTGTCAACGCCAACGAGTAATTCTAATTTGTCAAGGTAAGTAACCGTTGCTGCAATAGCCTCATCGGTGGCACCTGTTGTGTTTCGCAAGGCTGTTGCAAGAGCAATCTGTTGTTTCTGATCTTCTATTGCACCTTTAACTGCATCAACACCAACTTTGACCGCGAAAGCCGCTGATGCTGCTGCTGCTAAACCAAATGCTTTTGTTGCTTTGCTGGCAAAGGCATCAAAGTTTTTGCCCAATTTGTTAATGTCTTTTGCTGCAGCTTTTGAGCCTTTGTCAGAATACTGCGTGAGGATGCGGGCAACAATTGAACCAACTGCCATTTGTTATGCTCGCTCTCTGTTTAAGTGTGTCTGTAATTCTTTTTTGGCATCATCTAAAGCATTTTTTACATTTGCTTGGATTCTGTCTTTATCTTTGTCAACTACTCGCCAAACAACGCGGGATGCAGCACCAAATCTATTGCCAAGAGTTCGCAAAAATTGTGCGCTTGAACCGCCGCCTGAACCTGGTTTAGTTTTTCGACCTGCAACTTCAAAGATTGAACCCGCTGCAGACTTGTTGAGCAAAGCACCCGCGCTGGTTGTGTAATCACCCTTGCGAACCTTGCCTTGAGCCTTTGTCTTTGTAATCTTGCTTTTGATTTCGCCAGCGTTCCAGCCTGGCCAGCCTTCACCACCGCGAGTGCGGCCTTTGGCAGCATCTGCCTTACGCCAGCCACTCATCGGTGGTTCTTCATCAATCAATCCTTTTGCATCGCGCTCAGCGCCAGCAAGTTCGGTATTGATCACTTTGTTAAAGCGCTTCACAACATCTTTATCAAATTCTTTTAAGGCATCAAGAGTTTCTTTGATGCCGCTGAGAACAATAACTTCTTGAGTCATTTATTTGCTCCGCGCTTTATTTCGTTCTTTCAGGAATATAATCATTGCTTCCAAGATGCCATCAGGGGCATCCATCAAATCAATGGGTGAAATCCCCGTTTCCACCGAAATAGCCGCCAAAGAATAAGTTAGGCTATCTCGGTGGATTCGAAAGAATCGTTTGCCACCAGTTCAACTGAAATTAGATCATCCAAGAAGTCAGGGCCGAAAGGTTTTACTACCTTGCCATTGGCTTTAAGAATTTCGTGGCCTAAGAAGTAGATATGCTCTAGTTTCTGTTCCTCGCCCAATAGCTTTGCAAAACCCTTGCCGTACTTCTGCTCAAAAGCAACGATGATTCTTGGCGTTAATGAATAAGTGCCTTCGAAGCCATCTTTAGTTTTGACCTTGACTGATAATCCATCCATTTGTTTCCCCCTAAGTTAGTTATGCAGTTGCTTTTGTGATTGTACCCGAAATTGGGAAAGTTGTGCTTACTGTTGCAAGTTCACCAACGCCACCTGAAAGTGGTTGCCACTCTGAGATTAGCGCTGAGAATGAGTAACTTGGATTTGTTGGGCCAACTGTTGTTGCATTTGGCTTCACAACTACTGTTACTGCAGTTCCCAATAGTGGGTAAATTGTTGCTTCAAGTGCGCTTGTTGCATAATCCTGATTCCATTCAAAGGAAACTGAATTGTCCTGCAAGCCTGCAATGCGCTTCTTTGCGGTATCGCCAAAACCTGTAGTTTCAACAATATCAAAAGTAGTGTTCAGCGCAACGCTTGTGCAATATGAGCTAAGATCGGTAGTTCCAAATACAACTGAAACATTAGTTAATACGATGCGTGGCATATTATGAAGTGGCCTTTGTGATAGCACCTGAGATTGGCCAGGTGACGGATGCGGTTGCTAATTCTCCAACGCCGCCTGAAAGTGGTTGCCATTCAGAAACCAATGCAGTGAAGGTGTATGAAGGTGATGTAGCACTTGTTGTGGATGTAGGTGAAACAACAACTGTTGTTGTAGTTCCCAGCAAAGGATAAATTGTTGCTTCAACAAGTGAAGTTCCATAATCCTGAGCAAAATCAATTGTTACTGAATTATCCTGCAATCCAGCAATACGAGTCTTTGCAGCCGTTGATGAAAAACCTGTGGTTTCAACAACATCTGTGGTCATGTTGAGCGTTACGCTAGTTCCCATCGTACTCAAGTTAACGCCATTGACTGTAATTTTTGCATCTGTTAATACTATGCGTGGCATTTATTTCGCTTCCTCTACTGTTGCTGGTTTGATTGGTGCATTGCTCTTAAGGTGATCGCCAGCAACGAGTGCTTCGGCATTTAACCCAAATTCAAGCAATTCTTTTTCGGTGATTGCCTCACCCTTTTTCTTCGCCTCGAAATTGTCCGAGGTAACTGTGTAGCTCATTTTTCTCCTTATCCCCAAACGGTTAGGCGGTAACGGTATGAAAGGAACTCAATATCACCTGATACATAGGTTCCCGCTTCGGCTGATGTAACGCGCAAGGTGTCGCAAGCGCCACCCAGAGTTCTATCTGATTCAATTGCTGCCTTGATTGAGTAATCCCCACTGCCTGCAAGGTACTTATCAAGTTCGTTTTGGCCTGAACGCTCTGTGAAACGCTGAACCAAAACAACAACATCTAGATTTGCCTGGTCAAGTCCACGGGCATTGTTCAAATCAAAAGTAAAGTCCAACTGACCAACTATGGCTGCTGGTGCAACTGGCACGGTAGGTATTAACTCGTACACTCGCATACCCTGAATCGCCTCTAGGTTGGCTTTTAAGCCGTTTCTAACCTCACTTGGTAACATTAGACGGCCAAGCCATTGTTCTTGCGTAGTGGGCGCAATAGTGCCTCAACATCGGCATCTAGCTTTGCAACCAAGCGAACTGTTCCTAAATCTGTGTTGCCAGCAATTCCAAATGGTGATTGGTTACGCAAGAAAAGGCGTGCGGCTTGAATTTTTGCTGCAGTTTTTACTTCATAAGGCACTGCGCTCCAGCCAAAGATGCCTTTGATGCGAACAGATTGTGGCAATAGTTGTGGGAATACATAAGAACCAATTGCCAAGATACGAGTAAGAGGCCAACCGCGTGAAGGATTATTTATAGGCTCAAACATTCTGTCTGAAATAGTCCAAACTGTTGAATAACTTTGATCAAAATAATCATCTGTTGCTATCTCTGAAAGGCTCACAAAATCATCAACAGGCAAAATATACCAGTTGTCAGGTGTGTAATAACGAGTTGCTGGCGCACCTACAGTGCCATCTGTATAAAAGAAACGGCCACAATAATCATCTATTTGGCGTGAGGCGGTTGCAATCGCCATCTCAAGGGCTGCATTATCAATTGAATCCTCAAGATTTAACGCAGCTTTTACATCATTGAGTGTCGTGTAACCGTTAGTTATCGCCACGCTTTATTCTCGTTTCTACTTTGGGAAGCATTGCGCGTTCCAGTTGTGGAACGGCGGTAGCGGTTTCCTTTGATTTTACCTTAATTCTTAAAATTCGTTTTATGCGTTCCATATATCGTGCTGCCGATCATCTAACCAATAGCTCTTTGAGTGAGGCAGTATCGCGCCTGTGTGAACATAGATTGGAAATCCAAGTGAACGAACACGGCGGCAAAATTGTAAATCTTCGCCAATCCAAATTCCGTCAATTGGCCCATCCCAAAACCAGCACCAACTATCGCCCTGATGTGGGTCTGCGTTATCTCTCATTGATTCCAAAACGCTGCGGTGGATAAGCAAACATCCAGTTCCTGCTGCATCTACTTGAAACAATGAATCTTTATCGTAATTGTTTAATGGCAAAAAACCTTCAGCAGCATCTTTGAAAATTGTCGGCACTGGTTGTGGATAAGGCTGACCAATTTCAAAACTGGCAAAAACTAAACCTGCCACAATTGGGCGCTCTTTATCATGAGCAGCTTCAATCAACTTATCAAATGCTTCAACAGATAGTTGCTCATCCGAATCCATCATCAAAAGCCAATCAGATTTGGTTTCCAAAAATTGTTTGACCAAACGATTGCGTTGCTTTGACAAAAGCCCTGAACCCTTAACGCGTACAAATGGGCCAAGTCGTGATGATCGTGCTTGTGCCAACTGAATTAAACTAAATGCAAACCCGCCGTTGACATTGCCTGGGTCACAACTACCAATTGAGACTTTGTGTGCTGACTTCATAGATTCCCCCGAATCATTTAAGAAGTAAGAGGCGGGTTAGTCGGGGGAGAAAAACCCGCCTCTTACAATTTGTTAACTTTCGATTAGAAAGTTGGTGCTACCAAACCAGTGCCTGAAATAATTGAGGCTGCTAGTGGGTAACGCCCTGCAGTGAACGCGCCGTAACCATAAACAACTGTTTTTAGAGTCAATGACCCTGCAATTGTCTGATCGAATGAAAGCGCGAATGGTGAACCAGCCTGCTCCCATAGGTGCATTTCAGGTGCTGCAACAACATAGATTTCATCCTGGTTAGTTGCTGCGCCGTATGCAGTGCCAACATTTGCATCAGTAACAACTGGTAGGCCCATGATTGAGTAACCTGAGTTACCGTATCCTGGCAAACCTGCGCCTGCAGTTACTGAGTTCATTGGACCGTTTGCAGTTGGTACTGCGATTGGGCGGCCTGTTGTGTCTGATGAAGCCAAGATCGCCGCTAAGCGTCGTGGGTGCATGATGATGTGAGTTGGTGCAATGAAAACATTGCTCTCAACTTGCTGGTACGCATCTGCCAACTTTGAGTAAAGAAGTGCAGTTGTTGGTGTTGTTGCAGTGTAAGTAACTGCATTTCCACCAGCGTTGCGGATACCTGTGAACTGACCGTTTGAGCCTGTTCCATTGAGAACCTGAGCATCAACTGTTGTGTGCCATGAACGAATCAAGTCAGCAACAACAAATGTGTCAATGCCTGTTCCTCTTTCTACAGCCTGGCGGCTTAGATCAGCTTGGCCTGCAATCGTGCGTACAGGGATGCTGAGCAGGGTATCGTCAGGGTCTGTCAAAGAAACTGCAGTGTTCTGAGTTTCCTGAATTGCAGTTGAAGTTCCTGTTGTCATACGGCTGATTTCCAATGACATACCAGCAGCAGGCAATGTGTGCTTGCTTGTTGCGAAGTCTGCAGTTGGACGGCCTGCGCGTGCAAATGGTGCAGCAAGGTCAACAAGATATTGTGGTATGACCAAACCTGCGAACGCAGATGTGCCAACCGCTCTGCGCTCAATTGTTTCTTCCTTTGTGTGGCGTGCTAAGCGCTCTTGTGCTGCATAGTCATTCTTGAACTGTGCGTTGAACGCATCCTTCACGAATGAAACTTCAGCCTCTGGTGAGTATGTGCGTGCTTCGCGTGTAACAGTTGTTCCACCAACAGGTGTTACTACTGCTGCTACTGCTGCGCGTGCTTCAGATGCCTTAGCATCTGCAGTTGCTTGTGCAGTTAGCTTTTCAATCTTTGAATCTAGTGCGCGTGATTCTTCAACAAGGGCATCAACCTTTGTTGTTTCTTCATCAGTTAGGTCGGTGCGTGATTCTGCGGCTACTGCCTCAAGAATTGCATCCATTTCAGCCTTAACTGCATCGCGGCGCTCTACTACATTGTCAAAATATGACATTTAGTGATCTCCTATGAGTTGTGTGAATGTGGTTTTGAGGTGGTGGCGATTATTGCTCACGGCGCTAAAGGGTGTGAGGTCGCTCCGACTTCGCTCTGCTACGAGTGCAGCAGAAATTTATTTTGTGTTGTTGATAATTGCTTGCGCTAAACGCAACGAAATTGAACGGCCTGCAGTTGCTTCTTCTACATCTGTTGGCTCTAACTCAAGTTCAGGTTCTTCAACTTCAACTTCAGGCTCGCCACCTGTAAGCATTGCCATCATCTCAACGGCCTTCATAATGTAATCGTGGCCTTCGCTCAAATCTTCAAAGATAGAATTTAGAACAACCAAAGATTCACCTGTGACTTCACGGCCTTCTTTAACTGCATCAATTGCCTTGCGTAGTGCTTCGCGTGCCTCAACACTTGTTGTTGGGTAGGCAGGATAAGTAACCACTGAAACATCTCCATCTGCTAGTGAAACTTCAGTAAGTGTGCGTTGAGAACGATCATCATTGTATTTTTGACGAATGACACGGAAAGCAAAACTCATTTGGTCAACATCTCCGCGCTCAACTAACTTGTAAAGGTCGCGCCCCTCTGATGTGTCTGCAATTGTTGCATCCATATACAAACCGCGATCATCTTCGGTAAGTGTAAGAGTGCCATTTTTGGTTCTGGCGAGAGGTAATCCAGAATGGTTAATCAATAATCTAACATCAGGTGTTTCCATCAAAGTCTTACGAAACGCACCAGGGGCGATTGTTTCAATGAATGGTAGGGGAACACTAGCCTCATTGAACACTGCAGCGTATCCACGCAAACGCATTGTTCCATCTTCGGCCTGTCTTGCTTCAACATCGCGCACTGTAAATGTACGGCGTTCAATCTTTTTCATTTTGCTCCTTGAATCGGCTTCAGCATCTAGTGCATCAATTTTGCGTTGCGCCCAGTTTTGCGCCCTATCAGAAAAGTTGGAATCTCCACCCCACAACAACCAAGCAACTAAACCTGCGCCTGGATATTGAGCATCTGACGGATTATTGTTTTTTGGTGCTTGTCCATCTACTTGATGGCGTGCAAACCACGGTGCCATCTTACGAACTTTGTTTTCACTTACTCGACCTGCTGCCATCTCGCGTGCTTCACGCTTTGTGCCTTCGGTTAAGCCATCTCCCCCGAAACCTTCTTTGAGATAATCCAAACCGCGTTGTGCGTTCTCACGGATAAATGCGGGAACGCTTAAATCAACTGCTCGAACTTCTCCACCTGGTTCCATATCTTCAGCAATTGAAACTGCAACCATCTGATCTATTGCATCTTGTTTTGTGTCGTGACAAGCAAGAGTTGTATAAGAACCATCTGATTCTTCTTTAACGGTTGCCCATCCTGAACAATCGGCTTGCTTATCACTGACAAAATAAGGCATTACTTAACCTCATACACGGCCGCTGGGTCGGCTGGGTCAATTGTTGATACTTGCTGCAGTTGGCTAGATGGAACGCCAGTGTGCTTCATATCAGGCAAGCCAACTGCCTGTGTAACTGCTGCTGGGTCAAAGCCAACTTGAATTAAACTTGCTGCAATTTCAGTGCGTAGCTTTAAGCCAACATCCTTTGCATCTGCTGCATCAATGTTTTGCAACGGCACACGGTATTGATCGCCAGCCTCAATTGGTGCCATATCTTCGTAAGCATGAACATCGTTGAGTGAAAGGAAACCTTCACGCAATCCCTTTGTGTAAGACTCATAACGCTCAAGTGTTGTGCCACGAAGTAGCGCATCTAAATTGAAACGAATGAATCCGTCTTTTTCAGGCAGCAATGATGACATTGCCTGTTCAATGCGTTCCAAGATTGGGCGCAATGAATACTGAACAAATGAAAGGTTTTGTGCTTCAACTGATGCAAATGACATTGCACCAGCAACAGGATGGCCAATCAATGCCAATGGAACGCGGAAAATTCTGCAAACTTCTTCAACACTGAAGCGCCTTGATTCCAAAAGTTGAGCATCTTGGGCGTTAATTGTTAGTGGCTCAAATGATGCACCACCTGAAAGGATGCCAATTTTGCCTGCGCGGTATGGGCCAACATGGGTTAAGTTCCAATTGCGCCCAATGTCTTGTGCCTGCTCTTGTGTTAACTCACCAGGAACTGCGATCACACCACCAGGGTTTGCTGCGTTTCCAAAGTATGAAGCGGCATAAGTATCTGCTGCCATTGCTGCACCGATAGTTGTTCGGCAAGCCGCAATTGGTGAAAGGCCATAAAGTTCACCAGGCAAACGGAAATCAGGAATGTGCAAGATATCGCGAGCGCCTATTTTTTGCTCATACAAGCCTTGTTCATCTCTGATTTTTACATAATAAATTAAAGGCTCGCCTGGTGCTTGGCGTTCAATGCGAACATTACGCGGGTCAAGCACATAAGTTTCCATTACTTCATCTTTATCATCACGAACCAAAAGAATAAATGCGTTGCCATTTAGTTTGAATGAGGTAATGATCTGCTCATAAAATTCCATTTTTGTTGTTTCAGGATTAGGATTTTGAACCCAATTTGGAATCTCACCATAAACTGCAGCATAAGAAAGGCGGGCGCGACCACGGCGAACATAAGCGCTGACTGGCAAAGATGAAATTGTGTCAGACAAAAGGCGGATGCAAGAATAAACAGTTGACATTCTGATTGCGGTTTCGTCATCAACAACAACGCCTGCCAAAGTTTCATAGGCAGGGCGGCCTGGAATCAGTGGTTCAATAAATTGATTATTGCCTGAACGCTTCTCACTATTGTCGCGCAATCGGTTTGATAAACTCATTAGTTAGCCTTTTCTGTAATCCACACTAGAAAAACACCTGCAACAATTAAAGCTAATGGCACTGAAATCATTGCAAGGCCAGTTGTTGCAAGAGTTACACCCACAACTTCAACTGCAACTGATAGATCAATCTTCTTCATTATGCTCCCTATACCTGAATTGAAAAATACCGAGCAACTGGTGCTGGCGGTTCGGCTGGTTGTGTAGCGCGATCATAACCAAAAATTGAAGCAACGGCGGCATCCACCTTACGCCTGCTACTTGCTTTGGCAACCATAACACCACGGCTAGATTGTTTTGTTACGCAGTTTGCAACATGGCGTGCAAGTCGTTCATCTCCATCGTGCGTGAATGATTTATTCACAACGGCTTCGTAGAACTTTTGTGTTGCGGGTACCATATTTGCAGCACTATTGGGGTAACTAACAACTGGCAAGCCTTCTTCATCAAGAACCATAAAAGTTCGTTGCCATCTTGCTGGGTCGAATACGATTTCTTTAACATTGAATCGTTCATCTCTGAATGTGCTAACAATCGTTTCTTCAACCTCTGCAACAGGGATGTGCCAACCTTGTTCAGCATCATCGGGGCGTTCCCATAATCCAACAACCATCAGGTGAGGCTTTTCGCCACCCAATAACCACATCACTAGCGCGGTTGAGTCGTTTGAAAACGCACCATCAAAGGCCAAAATAACTTCTTCGCCAGGTTCAGGAAATCTATCTGTGTCCTTGAGCGCTTCCCAAGCACCAGTTGGCAACCACGCAACTGAAGTATTTACAAAACAATTGAGGCGCTTGGTGCGAAACTCAGCTTCAGGTGTGCGCAAAACTGCGCTTTGCATTTCTTCTTTGTCGAGCAAATCGTCATAACCTGGGTTTGCCTCTTGCCACAATGATTCGTCACGGTGATCGGCTTCAGGTTGTGTTGGCTCCCACCACGAAAAGAAAAATGATGGGTCTTTTTTCTCACCCTTTACAACCTGTTGGCCGTATTGGTAAAGCGAGTAACAAAGAGAATCTTGGCCGTTGCTTTGTGTCTTAACGCCTGCAGTTGTGATGCCCAAGAGAAGTGAATCGGCACGCGCACCACCAGCAAGGCTAAGAACATTCCACAATTCCCAAGAAGGCTGGGCGTGAACCTCATCAAAGATTACAAGCGGTGAAGGGTTCAAACCTTCTTTTGAATAAGCCTCTGCAGAAAGTACGCGGTACACGCTGCCTTTATCTTTGAACTCAATTGCATCGCGGTAAAGCGTGAACATTGAAGATAGTTCTTCATCTAGTTCAATCATTCGCTTTGCAGTTCCAAAGACAATGCGTGCTTGATCGCGGTCTGCTGCGCAAGAATAAATTTCTGAACCGTTGCCGCCAAGTGTTAAACCAGCCAAGCCCATTGATGCTGCCAGCGCCGATTTTCCATTTTTCCTACTCATGCCCACCAAAGCGGTTCTATGACGAAATCTGCCATCTTCACGGCGGGCAAGAGTGTGTTTCAATAATTCCTTTTGCCATCCGCGCAGTTCAAGCAACTTGCCTGCAGGTGATGCAACAGAATCTTTTGTTACTCGACAAACGGCTTCGGCAAAGTTTGCATACAACTCGCCATCGCCACGAATCTGATCTTCAATTGGCACTGGCGTTAACCAGCGCGGTGGCCAACCAGGTACTTCAGCCATTCTTCTTTTGCTGCTCTAACAACTGGGCCAACTTGCCCTTAGCCGTTACTTCAGCAACCCCCAACTTACTGCGATCAATTGGCGTTAAGCCAAGCAATGAAAGCAATTTAATAATGTCACCTTCAACGGTGTTTAACATTCCAAACAACGGGTTTGCATACGCGTAGCCTTTGTCGGTGTAAAGAACAAAATCTGATTGAGCCATCTTTGCCTGTAGCTCGTACTTCTTATCCATCTTTTCACAAAGTTCAATGAGCAACTTACTATCGCTGGTTGCAATCCACGGTGCCATCTCGCGCACATCGGACCAAAGTTTTTTACCGTTGTCGCTCAAATGGATTGGCGCATCGCCTTTGATTTGTGGCAACGCAATCACATTCTTTAGATCGGGCAGTTTCTTTTTACCTGGGTTTCCATTCTTGCGTTTAACTTCATTCGGTTTTGCTGCGCTCACTTGTTTCCATTCGCTCAGGAATCTAACGCCCCCGTTAGTTTCGATTACCTTGCTTTTTCAAATTCGGACATTTAAGACAAATCAGTTCAAACCAGTTCAAACCAGTTCAAACCAGTTCAAACCCGCCACCCCCCACACATCGGCGATATGCGTTTGCAGGGCATCGGGGTTTATACCGCGCCTGTTTGCGCAACTTTTACCCCGTACGGGGGATTGCCACGGGGGGTATATGCGTGCTAAGAGTTACCTTTGCGACTGTTGTGCATACGGCAAAGAACTTTTAAGTTAGAAATTTCAAGGCGCAGATAGGGCGCTTCACTTAAAGGAATTATGTGGTCAACAGTTAAATCTTTATTGGTGCAACCTGGTATTGAACAGAAAGGTTGTTGCTCTCTTAGTTGCTTACTTAGCTTGTTCCAACTGTAATCATAACCACGATCAGTACGACTAGGACGGGCGCGATCTTTAACTCTTTGACATTCAACACATCTACTTGCTCGCACTACTCGACCACATCCTGCACACGGTCTAGGCAATACCATCGTGCTTCTCCAAGTATTCAATCGCATACGATAAGAACACAACAGAATCTTTGAACTGTCCTAAACCTAAGTTGCAACTGTTGCATAACAATCCACGCACTTGATTAGTTTCGTGGTTATGGTCAACGCTTAACTTCTTTGTTGTATCGCTTTGATTGATTCCACAAATAGCGCAAGAGTTGTTTTGTTCTTCAAGCAAATCTTTTCTATGACTTGATGAAATGTTGGTAACTCTTTTGTGATGGTTTCTGCAATCATTGCAAGTAGTTCTTCTTTTGTTAGGTGTTCGCTTATCGTGATGAAACTTTGTTATTGGTTTATCTATGTTGCATTTGTTGCAAATCTGTGTGTTACTCATCATCCTCTGTTAGAGATTCCAAATCCTCATTTACAACCACATAACGATTGTAAGCATCAAGAGTTGAATTAGTCGCTCTCAACAACAATGTTTCAATTCCTTCAAATGACATTGGCTGATCTGTCACAATATCTGTTGACACATCACCGACTGTTACCGCAATGCTTAGCATTTGGTTAGCTCCAATCGGCTATCAAGTAGATCGTCAATAAATTTATCAACGATGTGTTTTTTGGAATCAATTGTTTTGGAGCGAGTATCTACGGCGTGTGATAACGCCTCATCAATCTCTTGTATTGTTTCGGTATCCATACCTATCCCATAAATGAATAAAGCCCAAACCTATTGGCTGGGCTGATTAAGTGGATGGCAATACCTGTTAACGAAAGTGTAGCAAAGCAATTAGAACTTTTCTGTCAAGTTTTATCTGTTGGCAATGACTGCTGCCAAGTCATACAAACTGCCACGGCGTTCAATGTTGTTGGCCTTGATTATCTTATGCACTTGGCGTTGAGTGATGCCAAGCCACAATCCAATTGCCTCTGCATCTAAAAAGAACTTACGACTTGGATTGGACATTGCCAAAGCTACAAGGCGCAATACTGTCCAAGATTCCTTGCACCCAAAGCAAGTCACATCTTGCATAAGGTTTTCAGCATCAATAACTACATACTTGCCACAATCATCTGTTGGGCATGGGATGCGGCGGGGTTGCTCAACAAATTGCTTCGCAGCAGCCATTCCTTTTGCGTGCTGCTCTTTAATCTCAACATAGAAATCTGATGCCCAATCTTGACCAAGTGTCCAATCAAGGTGGGCAATCTGAAAATCGCAGGCAACCTGAACTTCTTGGTCAATGCTGGATTCCTTCTTGAGCAAAGCGGGCGGTGTCAATGCCCTAGCGCTGCGAATCTCCGACTCCCAACTATGCAAGATGCCTAGCAACTCATTGGCCATTGAATAATCCAGCGCGTTGACATTGACACCAATGTTGCGTTCGGCGCTGACGGTGCCTGAACCTGATCTGCCAGGTGCCACGAAATCTTCAGCCTCACGGCGCAAGAACGGAATTGCCATTAGCCACCCAATGATTGCCTGATGACACCCTCGGCAGGTGGTTGTCTCTGTTGGGCGCTGGCAGATGTTGCAGTTCAAAATGGCACCTTCTCACTGGTTGTGGATAACTTTACCCGATTGAAATAATCAGGTGCTTCTTCGGCAAATACAGTTAAGGCTCGGCAAGTATGGGTGGCAAGCACAATTGGCTGCGCCACCTTCATCCGCGTTGCCGTTCTTCGAGTAGCTTCAAATGAAACGGCGGTGCGATGGATTTGATAGGTGGCTAGGCCAGCCGTGAGTGCCAAAATTTCTTGCACAAGGTTGAGTCGAGCCGTATCAAGTTTAATGTCGCACCGACTGGATGCACTGACCCCTGCCCAAATAAGATTGCCACACTTTCTGCAATCAATAGGTTTGAAATCTAACTCACTCATTAGGCGTACCTGTACCGAGTGTGATGGTGTACCTATTTCCGCATATATACATATGCGGAACAGTACGCACACCGATCACGCTCAAAACTGCCTGTGTACCTAAAATAAAAAGGTACACAAAAGGTACAGTACGGTACACCTTAGTTCACCTTCAATTGGGTAATTTCGGCATCCAAAAGGTTGAAATGGCTCTTGCCTAAGTCGGTGATGTATAGAATAAATGACCTGTCATTGCCACGGTTTTCTATCCAACCGCCTGCAACAAGGTCACTGATTCGCTCCCCAATGGCATCCTTTGAACCAGTAATTCCTTCAGCCACCAATCGCCGTGAAGCCCCTGGATGGTTGTGGATAAACTCGGCAACCTCTTTTTGCTTCTTGAACTCTTTGTTGCTTTCTAGCTCGTCCTCAAGCAATGGCACACCAATCACATACTGCATCTGCGCCCTAGTTGAGTCAATAGTGAAAACTGCTACTTCTTGAGTGCGGTCAGATTTGCGCCACATTCCACCATTTTTGCGAATTGCACCGTGGCGATCTTTGGTCACTCTCATTGTCAGCGTTCCAGTTCTACCTGGTGCCAATGCCTCTAAAGGTTCAATGAGAAATGCAGCACCGTCAATGGTTGCTAACTTGGCTTGGCCGCCAATGGCAAACCGCCCCCGTGTCTCGGCGTTTTTGGTGATGTGGTCAATAAGCACAACGGCAGCGCCACTGGCGGTGGCTACTGTTCTTGGAAATATGCGCATCCAGCGGGTGATGGCATCGTTATCTTTAGTCTCGCCACCCCACATTGTCAGGGATTCGGTAACACCATCAATAATGACCAATTCGGCACTGTCAGCTTCAAGGATGGCTTTCCAGTATGGGTCATCGGCATCGCGTGGACCGTCAGGGCGGATGTAGGTGAAGTATTGCAAAAGGTTTGCTCTGCTCACACCTAGCGCCTTGAGGCGGTTCACAATGTCAATCGCATCTGATTCAAAATCAATGTAGATCACCTTTTTGTCAACCTTGAGACATTCTGCCGTGGCAATCTGAGCAACCCACGATTTACCCGATTCGGATTCACCATAAATTGAGTGGACTCGGCCAGTGTAGATAAGGCCGTGACCATCTGAGCGCTTCAGAATCGTTGCAATGGGTGCCTGAAATAAGCCGTCATAGTAATCCTTTAGGGCGATTGGTTTCCAACTTGATTCATCCTCGCCCAAATCGCCTTGTGTGGCTTGTGGTGGGGTCTGTAGTGTGTTTGCAGGCATCAGATTATTGCTTAAATCAAAAGAATTAAGCCCCTGCGCCCCGTAGCCTTGATTTCGCAAATCATTGGCTGCTGCCTTGAAGTCTCCCCCGTGCTTGAGCGTGGCGTAAAAGGCAAACTTGGAATATGAAGTTTCTGCATCAAATTGCGTTGATGTTGAGAATACATAGAACTTATCGTTGCCATTGAAGTTGGTGGTAGCACTGATGCCTTCGGCCTTGCCTGGTCTGCGCCACACCGTTGCTTCGCTTTTGCGATAGACAACGCTCCAGCCAAGAGGCAGTAGCAATTCTTCCCAAGTAGTGCGGGCGTTGTAATCATCGCCAGGGGTGAGAATTCCATCGTGCTTAGTGGCAACTTCTTGTTGCAGGCTTTCAGCTTTAGGCATCTCATCAAACATTGCAAAAATGGTGTGAAGTGCCGCCCGTTCTTCCATTGTGATTGTTGGAATTCTATGAATTGCTCCACCTATCAGTGTCCAATTGCCCCCGCTTGGGTGGGTAGTGCCACCTGAAGGTGCCGTGATAGTAAAGCCACCCTCTGATCTTGTTTCCGCCCACACATCAACCCCACCGTTTTCACCAGGCTTACGGGCTAACTTAGTATTACCTGGCAACTCACCATTTGAAACGCGGTAAAGCCAATGAAGCCCACCTGAAGGTGTGATCTCGACATAACCAGCGTTAAGGGTATCCCACAAATAACTTAATCCTGAATTAGTTGCAATCTCTGCAATCTCAAGGTGCATTTTTTGAGCTACGGCGCGACCTTCAAGTTCAAGCATCTCTAGGTTGCCTGAAACTTTGCCAGTGATTACACCAATGCCAGTTACATCATCTTTGAACCACATCAGTAATTCATCAGGTGTTGGCAATTCTTGCTGGAATCTCTGCCAAGCAAATGCAGGCCTTTTGGAACCATCATTGGCAACTGGCACTACTGAAATGCCTTGTGCTAAAAATCGCAGGGCGATTGGTAATAGTTGACTCATTCTTGCCCCCTCATAATTACTACTGCAGATGGAAACGGCGCACAATTTTTTTGATTTCCAAATTTCAACCTGCCACGCATAAATCTGATCTCATGTTGGATGCAATACTCATGCCACCATGAAGTGTCTGTTCTACTAGGAACTAAGCACACAATTTGCCCCCCCCCGCAATTGGCTTCAAGGTTAGCCTTTTGCATCCAACTTTTTATCGTTCGCCCGTATGGTGGATTCAACCAAATGTTTCCCTTAGCATCTTCCTGCCAATTGCGTTCAAAAGCATCTCGCAATTCAGGTGTTTCGTGATCGGGTCCATACCAAAGATTGCAAAGCGCTGAAGATTTCAAAGCTGCTGCATCAAGAGTAAATTGAAATTCATCGTTTAGTGCATCAAAAAACGCTCTTGGTGTTGTCCAAGTATCATCTAATGAGGATTTATATGCCTCACCTGAATAGAAACCTTGCATTATTCTGCCACCATCCGCGAGATAATCCACTCAACAACAGGCACCGCTACCGCGTTGCCCATTTGCTTATAGCGGTTTGAATCGGCCTGCCCATCTGTCCAACCATCAGGGAACCCTTGAAGGCGCTCACATTCCATTGGCGTTAACCTGCGCACAACTGCAGATTTAAAAACAGTTCCCATTTTGTCTAAATCTGAGCCTGTTCTTAAAGTCTGATTTGTTTCTGAAATTGTGTGGTTGTAAGCATCAAAGGCAAGAACTGGTGAATTGTTGTTTGTCATTCCAGCCTTGAGTGTTCCGACACCTTCAGAATAATTAGCAAAATCTGATGGTGAAAAAGCAACTACTGCAGGTGCTTGCTGGCGATCTAATGTATAGGCAGGTGCGCCTTCGGCACCAATGCCAGTTCCGTTTTGGTGCTTTTCTAATTCTCTTGCATCATCAATAGGAAATACCATTGGCACATTCCCACCCCCTGTTCCATATCGTGAAATAACTGTTGGCACAATGCCATCCTCATAAACGCGCACATCATTTACACGCGTTCCATCAATAATTAAAACTGTTGCGTAAGCCTCACCATTGTTATCCATTGCGTTCAATGTTGGCACTACCCCCCCCGCAATCCAAGATTCATAATCGTTAACATTTTGCGCCCGCTTAGCTTTCGTGAAGAAGAACATTATCTTCAGGCCTTTTGTATGAAGTAGCGGTAAGGGTTGTTATTCCTTCGGTGTATTTTGAGAATCCTGATTGGCCAAATGCTGCAACGCTTGTTCCAGTTGCACTGGCAGTGTCTTTTCCCTTCGATTTGCTCTGCGCAAGATACCTTGCGCGGCTTTCGGGGATAGCAAGTATTTCTTCAGGTGATCTCCCTGAGTCTCCAAGACATCCGACAATGAACACTCTACGACGGCGTTGGGGTACTCCGAAGTGTTGAGCATCAAGCACCCTGTAGGCGATGCGATACCCGCGCTCAACCAACGCTTCAAGAACAACGGCCATATCTGCGCCTTGATTGCTGGAAAGTAAACCAGGGACATTTTCGAGGATAAAATTTTGCGCTCTTGTTTCGTCAAGCAATCGGCAGATTTCCCAAAATAATCCTGATCTAGCACCACCCAATCCTGCTCGTTTTCCAGCCACTGATAAATCTTGGCAGGGGAATCCACCTGTGATGATTCCATTTCTAGGTTCAAATCCTGCTGCAATGAGTTGTTCACCTGTTACCCCCGTTATGTCTCCGAATATAGTTGATTGTGGAAAATGCTTCTTCAATACTTCTTGTGCTTTTTTATCTATCTCAACTGATGCAACTACTCTCACACCATTGCGTTCCAAAGCTAGATCAAAGCCACCAACACCTGCAAATAAACTAACTGCAGTTCTCACTTGCTTCCCCCCCATCCATCACCCTTAAAGATAGTTCCCCCAAGTGAATACTTGCGTTGCATTAACTTCTTTTTGCAACCTTCGCAGATGATTCTCTTTTCATCATCCATTTGAAAAAACACTTCAGCACTATGCCCACAATCGCAAGTAAATTCATAAAAAGGCATCTGTTCCCCCGTTCGTTAGTCTTGCGTGGCGTTGCAGGAATCGAACCTGCAGTTGCACCCCCCGATGCAATCCCTCATCTGTGAACCATCACAACGCCGATCTCTTGGGGCAGAAAGGACAAGCACCCCAAGAAGTTTAGTTAACTGGTTTTGCTCCCAATTGTGCCAGCAACGCCTGCACTGCAGGGTCGTTGATGTTGGCACTGGCAGTTGCCGCTGGCGCAGGCGCTTGCGCACCGCCACCTGCGATAAATGCGTTGGCCTTAGCCACTGCATCAGCATCGCCTGTTGCATCTACAAGAATCCACGGCGCTGACTTTCCAGGCTTTGCCGTTCCCTGACCAATGCGTGCCAATACCTTTTGGCCGATCTTAGTTTTCAATGCGTTCTTCAAAGCTACATTGAAGAATAGAACTGAATCGTGTGACTGGCCTGTGTCTAGGTCATTGATGCGTACTTCAATTGCATCTGCATCCCCGTGAACTGTTTGAATACCTGTTTTGTATTCCAATGGCTCAAGGATAAGCAAGTGTCCGTTCAAATCAGCAACTTTTACTGATTCTGTGTTGTTACTAGGTGCTGAAAATGCCATTTGACATTCCCCCGTTTCTTTTTGTTTGGGTGGTGCTTAGTTTGTTGGTAAATCCAACTCTGTAGGCGGTGTTAATTCCGCCAATTCTTTTGCTATGTCATTGATTGTTTTGGCTGGGATTTGGCACCCGCAACCGTCACGCTCACACACCTGTATCACCGTTGCAGGCAACTGATAGATCAGTGCTGAAAGGTCGGTAATAAGGGCAATACATACACATACGGCTTGGGGTTGCAGGAATCAGTGGCCACATTTGTGGATTTTCTTCAACATCAATTGTTGAAAGCAACTCATAAACGCTATCCAAACGAGCAAGGGCAGATTGCGCTGCCGCTTCATCGTAATCAAATAGTTCAATGTGCATATCATCAATGGAACCGCCCGTTGGCAAGAAGATAAGGCCAACCTTATTTACTTGCACACCTTGCTGGGCTTTTCCGTAACCGTAAAGCTGAACTTGGGTAATCTGTTGTCTGGTGGCACCTTCACTTCGCTTGGCTTTGACACCTGCAGGTGATGTGGTTTTCCAATCCAACACATAACCCTTTTCTTTGTCGAAAAGGTCAATGGTTCCTGAAAGATTCGCTCTAATTTGAACTCGTTGTTCTACTTCATAGCGATCAGGATGCTTGGCAAAAATATCTTCAAGAAATGAGTGGATGGCGGTGCCGACATTGGCAGCCCAGGAACCGCCACCCGACTCATTAGCCTTATCCCAATCCAGCAACTTGTAAGCAAGCCTGCGTACACATTCTTGCCCTACTTCACTTGGCCCAATATAAACCTGTTGGCTTCTTGGTGACCACTTGCTTGCTTCGGTGATTATGTCAATCAACTCAAGGCTAAGTTCTTTTGCTGGTGTGTTCAAAGGTGCGAAAGTCATTTGCTAATCATCCTCATTTACAATTGAAAATCTACGAGAGGTTGATTTTACCTCAAGTGCTTCAATTACCTGCGCAGGCAAGATTTCGCGGGCGCGTTTGGTGTCAAATCGTGTTGATTCAACAAATGACCATCTAACAACAGGTTTGTTTAAAAACATACCCATTTGATTATCTCCAAGTGCAGCCTCAATGTGTGCGCGAGCAACATCTGCTACTTCTTGAAGTTCTTTTATCTTGGCTACGGCATTTTTATATTGCTCCAGCCAAGCGGCGGTGTTGGCATCAAAGTCAACTACGCCTATTTCATTTTCCACGCTCATATTGACCCCCATCAATAGTACGAGTTTTTCAACCAAAAGGCTTTGGCAGCACACGGGCCACCTGAGCCATATCTGCGGCCTATGTAGGCCAGTGCTGCAATCGTTTGGGCAACAGTTGATTTACTGCGCTTCATTCCAAGATTGCGATAAGTACCATCTAACAACTGCCCCACACCTGATGCGGTGCTGGTCGGGTTGTCCTTATCTTGCCAAGCGCTTTCTTTTCCCATTATGAATGAGAAACACTTGAACTGTTCGGTTGTTAGTAGCTCGCGGGCTACTTCTTTTGGATTTACCTGCATCAAAGGTGGTCGCTCTTTATAGATAACCAATTCAGGCACTGCAGGTGTTGCCGTAATTGTTTGAACGACCAATGAAGTGCTAACGCTAACCACCACGATTAGTGCCAGCCTTTTAATGAGTCTTTTGTCTGTTGGTGTAATGGTGCTGCTCCTTGTTCAGTTGCCGCCAACTTCTTCAACACTCGCCTGACATAGCCAGGTGAGGTGTGAAGTTGAACCGCAATTTCGTTGGCAAGAATTCCTTTTTTATGCAATTGAATAATCATTAGCGCCATCCCTTTGAAGGCGTAATCATTATCCTTTGCAGCAACGGCATCTCTTTCGGTTGGCGATTTGCCACCCCAAGTGCCGTATGGAATTTGCTTTTCTAGTGCGTACTCCAAACACTCCTTTTCGTGAATACAACTTGCGCATATTGCTTTAAGTTGGTGCAGTCTTTCTGCCTCTTGTGCGCGGTTGATGGGGAAAAAGAAATCTTTATCCTCAACATCTGCACACTTTGCTTCATCAAATCGTGGTAGATCAACAAAGAAATCAAAACTTTTCAATGCTTTTCATCCAACCATTGTTGAAGGTCCTGGATTACCCAGGCTTTTTCAATCCCAGCGTTTCGGCGCTTGAGAATGATGTAATGCAATGGAACCTCGGCTAAACCGCGTGCCTTTGCATAGTTTTCTGCCTCAACTTCAGCTTCACGCCAAAATTCAGGCAAACTTATTGTTTTACGATTCTTGAGTTCAAGAATGTATTGCTTGCCACCAATGATTGCGACTAAATCGCCTTCATCGTTCTTACCCGCCTTTACCAAACGCTCACATAAGGCACCAGCACTACGAAGCCAACGCATAACATCGGTTTCAAATTGTGCGCCTTTGCGCCCGTTTGGATTAGCCATTGATTTATTTAACCGCCTTCAATGATGGGTAGTTGGTGCCAGCCTCACGACTAATGCGGGCAAACTTAACTGCTCGAATCAAATCTTCAGCCAAAATAAGTGCTTCTTGCTCTGTCATATTGCAAAGCAATGGTGCGTTCTCGCCCAAGTTATCACGGGCATTATCTAGGCGTTCAAAGTAGTTTTCAGACTTCACGCCACGATCTGCACAATGGCGCAGTAAGTCCAAATCATCTAATTCGTAAGCACCAACAACATCTTGCACTAAATCCTTTACTGCATCTTGTTCTTCAAGATAAAGGGCAATGTGTCCGTCTGAATGATTATGAATTGAAAATAGTGGGTCGCGTGGTTGCTTTTCTAAGTTCATCGGCCTTCACCGATTTCAAAAGCTGCAATGATGATGAGATACAAGCAAATAATGCCTATAAACCCACACGCTAAGCCTAACCAAAACATAGTTTTCCTTTCCGTTCAAAGTAGGTGCGCACATACTACACGCGATTGAACAGGGCAACCCGCTAGACTCGCTGAACTTCAATCTGAAAAGGTTTGGCGGTGTTGATGTCATATTTGGCGGCAATGGCAAGTGCCTTGAGGATTTCAGCCCTGCCGACATTCGGCACTGCCTGCGCCAATGCGCCAAGCGCGTAGGCACTGCCTGAGCCGACCCCGTACAGGCCATCTTCAGATTGGGTAACGCTCAAGTCATCGCCAATTTCAAAGACATTGCCAGCAAAGGCCAACAGGTATGAGTAACTGATTCCTTCTTTGGTGTAATCAAATCCCTGCAACTTAAACGCTGCAATGATGCTGGGGATGATCTTTCGACCCATAAAGGTAACAGGGTTACTGCCATCGTATGCAGGCGGTGTCCAGTTGTAAGTGAGAATGTCACCTGGCCTGCAATCACCGCTTACTGCCAAAAGGTATTTCTTCAGCTTTACGATCTTTGGCGTGCTGGGCGAAATGATGCGCTTATCCCCATCGGTAACCTGAGAGTCTGCCCCTAGAATGGCAAAATCAGGCCCCTGGAAGGCTATTAGCGTGGTCATTGGCCAAGTGTAGGGCAAGGCGTGGAAAGGCGTGGAAACCCTAGCAATTCCCCAATTTCTTTGGGTTCCCACGCCTAGATTTGAGCCTAACACGCTTAAATCCTGTTATCAAATCGTTATGTGTCTTGGGGTCAAATGTTGCCTGTCTGTATATACAGGTGCTAAGGTTATCTCAATGGGGAACGGCCCCTAAGAACGGATAGCAAAATGAAGTTTCTAAAAATCTCACACACTCGTTACATATCACTTGATGGACAATTTGAAATTGTTGCAATCGGTCAAGGTCTTTGGACAGTAAGCAAGCAAAACGATAATGATAAGTATTTTTCACTTTACATTGATCGCCCTTTTAATGGTGCGCTTGAAGCAATGGCAGAATTACGAAAGGTGGCTGCATAATGACAAAGCCACGCAGAGTTCGTGTTTTCCTTGAAAACGATCAATACATTCTTGCGCCAAAGTGGGCAATCAAAGATTTAGTAGGTATTGATGAATTTGGAAATCTAATCATTACTGAAACTGAAGCACCATTTGCAGGACAATTAACAGGATTAACTTCTTGTTGCAATGTAACTGCAAAGGGTTGTGATGGATATACAGGTTGCAGAAATTGCTATCGCGAAGTTGAATCATATCTTGGTGCAGAAATGCGCCCAACTGATATTTACCTAAAAGTAAAGGCAGGTGCATAAATGTTTAGCACCAATTACACCTGCAAGTGCAATGCCTGCAAAGAAACATTTGAATCAGTTATGAAAGTCAATTTATGTCTGCCTTGTTTTGAGGCATACCTAGCGAATTTGGAGAATAAGTAAAATGGGTGCTATGAAATCTTTGGTAATTGATATTGCTGACACTATGTATCAAATCAGTCGTGATCTCAACGAAGCAAGCGAATCAGGCGATTTTGACGAGATGAAGCAATCACTTCGCAGGGCAATTGTTAATTCTGCACTTGCGATTGCATACCTTGAAGAATTGGAGCGTTAAGATGATTACAAAGCGTGGCAAGCGTGTACGAGCAATTGCAATTGCAGTTGGCCTGATTGTCATTTGGCAAGTTGCTGCAAACCTTTGGTGGGTTGGCATTGATGCACCATCGGCTGAATTTCTTGGCTGGTGCTGGGGTTCAATGAGTGAGTGCGTGGTGCTATGAAGTATTTAATAGTATGGGCAGTTGTTACTTTGGTACTTATTGTTTGGAATTATGCAAGGTGCAAATAATGACCCCACTTAGATCAATCCGCGTTGATGCCGATTTGTGGCAACTAGCTTTAGAAAAAGCACGAAATGAAGGCACTACTGCAACTGCAATTATCATTAACGCGTTGCGTGATTATGTGAACAAACTGTAATTAAAAGCACGAAACCGCCACTTGCAGGAACGGCTGCAGGTGGCGGTTTCGTTATGGGGGCGATTTCGCGCCTAAGAGTTAATCTATATGTGTTGCAAGTTCAGCACAAATTGCAGCATAAGCCGCCAAATCTATTGCTGAATCTAAGTGGTTTGGTTTTGCAGAAAGTCGAGCAAGTTTCATTGCTGCCATACATAAAGCTGCAACTTCAGGTGGAACGGCATCGCCAGGTTGTGCGGTTTCAACATATCGTTCTAAAACAATGCCAAGTAAAACGCCAATGCGCTTATGGTTAATGCGTGGTTCATCGTAGGAAACATTGCGATCACCATAAGTAAGGCGTTTGGCCTCATCTAAAACTTCGCCTCTATCCATTTGCATCCCCCATTTCATACCAGCCATCGCCCCAAAGGGTTAACAGGCGCTTAAAGTAAGCCTCGTATTGAAGGCCGATAGTATCAAGGTTATAGAGCGAAACGGCACGATTGCGGATTTTGGCGCGATCTAGGTATTTGACCCCTTCGGCTGCCTGCATAAATTCAGCCAAAGTGCGACACCTGAAGCCTGAAATCCCATCAGGATTGTTCTCTGTAAATGCACCCCAATCAGTTGTGATTGTTGGTGTGCCACAAGCCTGCGATTCAATGACTACATTTCCAAAAGGTTCTACATAAAGTGTTGGTGCAAAGGTGGCAATGGCACCGCCCATTAGCTTTGCGCGTTGTTCAGGGCCAACTGACCCGACAAACTCGCCATACCCGCTTTGCTCACCTGGCCCTGCCAAGATGAGCCGCTTGCCTAATCGCTGGCAAACCTCTTGGGCAATTCTGTAACCCTTGCGATCAATCAGCCGACCAATAAACAGGTAATACTCGCCCTGCTCATCGCCTTGCCCGTCTCCCAATGGGAACATTTCGGGTTCTAAATAGCCAGGAATTACTGCATCATAAAATTGGCCATCTGCCGTTGTTGGGTTTTTCCACCCTGCATAGATTGAGTGCATCCAGGCATAGGACTCAAACACCCGATACTTGGCAAACACGCCGCCGTAGCCAACGCCAAACTCCACGCTCATATGGGCAGGAAAGGCATCGGCAATTGGCTTTTGTGCGCTGCCACCGATTAAGCAAATGAAATCTTTTTCCTGAATTCGCTCACCGATACCTTCAATTGCGTTGGCATTGAACTCATCCCACAATGGCCCGTCAAATGGGAACTGGGTGTAGTGGGCAAAGCCTTTTACTGCCTCGGCACGCTTTGAATCTGCAATGCAGGTAATTAGTTCAGTAACAGGTGCCTCAACAGATTCGCCAGCGTATAAAAATACTTCGTGACCTAGATCGTGCATCATTATGCAAAAGCGGCGCACCTTTTCAGTAAAGGCGCACCCTGCAAATTCTTTTGTTACCTGTGTGTGTGGCAGTGCCACAATATGAAACCGCATTGATTCCCCCGAATCTTATTTTGTTATTCTTGCGGCCCTTCGGCTCCATTGACCATTTCAATTGGAGGTGTTTCTGTTAATCCTACTGGGCCTTCTACAACTACGGGCGCATCAAACTTGCCAGTCTCAAAATCATAAATCCAGCCAATGCCAGCAGGGTTTTCAGGTGTGTATTCAATCAAAGTGCAGTGTAATGCTGCCTCTGTTGCTTCCTTGTCATCTGCCACAATTACATTTGAAACTATATTGCCACTCATCATTGCGTATGTTGCCATTTATTTTCCCCTTAGTAGTAAAGATAAAGTACGCCATTGCCACCAGCACCTGATGTGCCTGAGTTGTTGGCGGCTCCGCCTCCGCCTCCGCCATCT